TATTCAGATTATTAAATTGTGCTCCTTTGAGGGCATTAATTGCGTTTGCAGTTCCACCTTGCTTTACCAAACCCTGATAGAATTTTGATTGTGTAGTCACATCTATCCCAAGATTTGTAAAATACGGCCTAGGTCTAAATCCAATTAATCCATTACTAAATAGTTGAATCTTTTCATTGAGCGGCTGATCGTTAATATCATAGTATCTAAGACTATCTGATGCATTAGTGGCCAAATTGTTTACGATGCCTGATTTAAGTTCACTTTGTTCTATTTGTTTCCAACTTGATGTTTGAAATTGATCAGACGCACTTATATTTTCTAAAGCAGTGTAAAATCTAAATTTATGAGAAACTATTGCCCCTTTTAGATAATCTTGGCCGGGTCTCCATGCATCAACATTTTTATTGCTATAGATATAACCAGGTAATTCTAAACTACCATTCCATAAACCGGTTTTTGCGCCTACTAACCGTAATCGATATTGTCTGTTACCAGTTTCTGAAACATAAATTATATCGTTGAATGCAGTTGTATTATCAAGTAAAAGTAGATGCTCGTATTGAACTAGATTAAGTTCAGCAAGTCCAATAATTTGATCATTGAAAGTTTTAAAAGTAAAAACTCCATCGTCCCTTGTGACCGTAAAATTATTTTTCTTTATAACTTCATAATTTAAATCAATTACTCGCCCACTGTTAAATGTATTAGTAATTTCGTCTACTGTTGCTGATTTATTTACTACTTTGAATGTATTACCGGTTGGGCTTAAAACTAAAATATTACCCGGCGTCCATCCTTGTGCGGACCAGTGTAGAAATTCTCGAGCACTTAATATCCAATCTTTTGTTTGTGCTAATTGATTATCTCTGTCTATAAAAACAAATCCTTGAGACTGTAAAAATCTTTGATAACCAACTAGAAAATCAACTAGTTGTTGCTTGGTGCTAAATTCGTATCCATAAGGAATATTAGTTCTTGTATTTCTAGCATCTTTATAAATTGTAGCACGCTGTCCAGATGTTTGAATAGTGTATGCATTATTATTTGGCAAACTTGGTATAATACTAAAATAAGGTTTATTAGTGTTATACCCAATTACGGTGTAGCCATTTTGTGTCCTTTCTACTATTACAGCCGAATAAGTGATTACATTTATAGGACTACTTTTATACAACTCAATTGAATAGTTTTCTTCTGGCACAATAACGCTATCATTGATACTGCTAGGACTTAATTGTTCTGCCAATAATTCGATAAATTTTTTATCTGAGAATCCGGCCATTTTATATGATAATTGTACAGAAATTGCTGATAAATTATTTTTAACTAATTCTCCTGAATTGGCAATGCCTAAATTTTGTATGTAATCTCTTATCCAATTTATATATCCAGCCGATCTTTCAACATTTCCATTGGTATCTATGTACCCATTTACTTTTATAAATGCTGGTTGCAAATGTAAATTATTTTCAAGACAAATAAATTGACTGGTTGTTGAACTGCGGAAATAATTTTCTAAGTCTAATAATAAGGAAAAATATTTTGCAGGTTTGAGCAATGCAAGGGCTTGTTGTAGTGCAAAAACAAAGTCACTACTTCTACGCCAGGCCAACTCAGTTGGTCCAATATCTCCCACCGAAAAACTTACATTAGCATTTGCACTATCAAAATCTGTTACCAAAAATTCACTAGGATTTCTTAAATTACCATTGTCGTCAACCGGAATAATGTCTGTTAGACCACGGCGTAACACCTCGCCGTTCTCGTCGAGAACTCTAGGTCTACTATATCTAAAATCAATTCCGGCGCGGGTTCCAGAGTGAATGTAACCAATTTCTAAATCATTCCACAATATAAAATTGCCTCCGGTATATGGAGCAGGACCATACCTATCATTCCAATAATCTGGTTTTTCACTAAAACCTAGCATTTCCCAAGGATGTGTGTGTGGACGGTCTGTATCAAAAAAATATCTGAATATACTACGCCATGTACCTGGCAACGATTCTCCATTGATTGTATCTCTAAATTTTTTATAATTCCAAGTAAAACCGTCCGATGCCGAAAAAACAGTATTTGTGGTATAATTGACTCTATTAGTTCCTGCCCAACGTAAAAAGTTTTGAGTAAGCACTTCATTAAATTCCTGAAGACTATAATCTACCGATCGCCATTTGCCCGGAACAACATCATTGATATTAAAATTTATTGGATTATAAAAAATTTTACAGTTGTTATAAATTCTTTTTTCTAATTCTAACAAAAAGTCATCTCTGAAATCATTGAATGCTGGAGTAATACTACCGTCGTGTCCTTGAATTACAAAAATTGGAGTTCTGTAAGTGTTATCAAGAAATTTTGCCGGGCTAAATTTAGGATGCAGGCCTAACTTGGTAGGTGTTTCAGGAACGTAACTACCATCAGTACTGTTATATTCAACAACTGTTAAAATGTCGTTGTATAACAAATTAAAACTATACTGAATAATTACAGCAGGTCTAGTTTGATCAAAATAATAGTCTTGGCCTTTTACCAACAAACTGGTTATTGTTTCGCCTTCTAATTCTCTAGTTAGGTATACATAAACTGCTTTGTTACTAACAACGTTATCGTTGAAAATATTTGTTATCTCGTAAGCTCTAATATCAGTATCAAATATTTGATAACTAGGTAAAACTATTTTATCAGCATCACCATATGGAACCATATCACTGTAGTGCCAAGGAAAACTGTCGTTTTTCACACTATTAATAGATGCCATGATTATATCAACTGATTCAGCAACATTATTTCTGTTTAAATTTAAATTTACTGCAAGTTCTAAAAATTTTGTTTTGAACTGTGTGTACTCTTTTGAGGCAAGTTGAATAGAATTAACAAAATTCATTGTAGGATGGTTTAAAAACAATCCTGAATAAATAACAGGCGCACTGTGTTGTAAAATACTGCCGCCTTTATTTAAAAAAGTTATATCTCTAAGATTGCTTTTACCCGGAACCGTGCCAACAATGTTAAGGCTATTTGAACTGCTTTCTATCAAATGATTTCTCATTTGTCCTAAGGTCAAAGTTTCTAAATTATTATTAAGACTGTTGTTATCAAAATTTTGAGGAATCTGATAGAATCCAAGATTAGATTTATCTTGCGAATTAAAAATACTTACAAAAACAACATCGCCCACTGTTAATAAAGATGGATCAATCAATATAGTTAATTTGTCAACGACTTGCGTAATAACAAATTTGGAATTGTTTAGTAATGTTTTATTAATAACAACTTTTGTATTTGGCAGATCCGTTGATATGTCAGGCAAAATATCTATAGGGAAAAGATTGGTTGTACCGTCATATGTGAATGTAAATGTCTGATATTGTTTTGTAAAATTACTATTAATGATCCATGTATTAGTTCTTATACTGGTGTTTAGTGTGATATTTTTTTGTAAGAAACCTGAATTTATATTAATGGCATTACCTACACCTGAATTCGTATTGTAGGTAAAAGAATCACTATCAAAATTATTTTCAAATTGAATGTCGCCTTGGGTATTTAAATTTTTGTAACTTAAAGCAAATCCTAGTATTTGATCAACTGCTCCATTTCCTTGTTTATAAGAAAAAACCTTGGTGCCAGAAAAATCTGAGATAGGATACACGGACTGATCGCTAAAACTTATTCCGTCATTGTTAATAACATCAAATTTAGGCGCTTGATTTACAGTGGTTTTTTGTTGAGATTCTATCCATGTTGTTCCATTAAAATGCCATTGTTTGTTGCCAGTTACACCTTTTTTTACTATTACGGTATTTCCTGTTTCTATCTCATAATCATCTGTTTCAATAATGTACGCTCTATATACTGCAGGTACTGGAGTCTCTTTTGTTAACTCTATGCTGAAATTATAGATTTTATTACGAACTTCAAGATTTTCATCAGCTGCAAAAACTACTCTGTCACCATTGGTAAGAGTTATTGTGTTTGATCCTATCGTCAATATAAATTGTGTAGTAGAAGCACTGATTACACCTTGCACCTGAGTAAACGCATTTGTAATTGTAAAATCTAATATATCAATTGGTTTTTTAGCTGTAATGCCAAAGTTAAATAATTGGAGATTTTCTACAAATTCAATTATTGGTCTTTGCGCCCTATAATTTTGATTAATCAATAAATCAGTATTATTGTATTCTGCAGTTTTTTCAAGCACTTCAACATGAAACCATCTGTTACTTCTAGTCCATCCATTCAAATCTAAGTTGCTTCGATTTATTGTTAGATAATCCTGATTTGAAATATCATTATCAAGTTCAGGACAAATTAAATCTGTGACTAGAATAAGTTTTATAGCAGTTCCAACTCCCTCTACATAGAAAGTATTATTAGCATAGGGATAGGTAGCAGTTGAATCAAATGATACCTTTAGACCGTTGGTAAACAAAATTCCATTAGGGCTTACATAGTTTTTTTGTCCTATAATTTTTAAATTGACATCTATTATAGAATCATTAGAGTCTATTAATCCAATCAGACCTATTGCACTATCAGCCTGGTCATCTTGATAAAATAATTGATTTAAATTAGAAGTAACAGGAGGAACTTCCAACAATAAATTATATCTATTATAATATTCTTTGCCAACATTGTTAGTTCCAGAAATAACTCTTACCTTAGTTTCGGTTGGTATATCAACAATAGATTGTAAAACAATCCTATTGATACCTAAAATATCTGGTAGTATTGAAATTTGAAAGATGTCATTTCTATTACCAAATGGAATTAATTCACCTGGATCAAATGGCGAATTGTCTATGTCATAGACTGTCATGTCATAATTATCTGCATAAACAATACCAGATATTACAGCAATCGGAGTATCAGACCAAAATTCATTGTCTACGTACTCGTTGTTTATAAAAATTAATTTTTTCCCATCAAGAGAAGTAGAAGGTCCATCTAATCCGCCAAACACCAAATTTAGCTCGTCGGGATTAGCACCTTGAACGTCTTTGTAACTTAGACTTGTAGCATATTCTACAGTGTCAACTGTTGGCATTGACGACCATTCAATTTGTGCATCTATAGAGGGCACAGTAAATGTAATTGTCCCAACATCGGTTCCGTTGTTTGTTACACCTAAAACATTTCTAGTGCTAAGATTTCCAACATTAGTATCTATCCCCAAAGCACCTGCACCAGTTTGTATATAAAATTTATTTCCTGGATTATTAACTACAAACAAATATGTTCCGCCTCTTGCCAATGAAATTGTGGGATTTGGAACATCATTAAAACCTTCAAATTTATAGGTTTTTGTAACTGAATCATAATTTACAATAAAAGTTCTTTGCAGCGGTACATTGTTTGTACTTACGCTGACCGCATCTGGTCCATTTTCTAGCCAATAGTATTGAGCGTAGTTAACAAATTTGTCTAAATCAATTTGCGGATCGTATGAATAAAATTCATTATCAAATAATCTATTGTGATTATTAGTAAGGCCACCATAAAATGAAATTTTGTTAATTATATCTGTGTATGTTGTTGCAAAAAGTAAATTATTGGTACTAGTATCTTTGATTACAATACTAGGTTCAAGTTGGTAATCTTGTCTATCTTTGGTAGGTTCAGTAATATAACTATCAGTGCTTTTATAAGAAGGGGCAAGTTTCCTACCTATGTAACCATTGACTTTAATTAGATTAGGTTCGCTAACTAATTGATCTGCTGTTGCATTTAGAAATTTTTGATTAGTGTCTGTTCTAAAAATTTCTGGTAAAAACTGTATAGTTTTAAAAACTGCCATAACTTAATCCTAATACGAAAGTGTGTTTAGTTGAGCTGCTGTAATTGCAGAAATAATTTGTACATTATCGACGGTTGCTGCACTAATGAGAATTTCATCAGGTTGAGCGTTGATTTGGTACAATGTGCCAAATTGACTTCCGGTATTGGATGGACAAATAACTATACTGCTAATGTTAGGCGCTAAAACTGAATGCAAATATGCGCTT